ATTATCTATGAAACTTAATTCCACGGGTCGAATAGAAGACGCAAATGGTTCACCCATAACACTAACGTCATTGGAAAACCAATCAACACTAACGTGCGTAATATCTCCTTGTTCAACCTTTTCCAACACTTCTTTTGCTCTTTCAGTACCCTTATCAATTTTCGCTAACATTTTAATAGCCGTCTTTCCATTATCCAATTCTATTAACTCAGGATTAACCGCAAGACCTATTAAATCTTCCGGCGTCCTCTGGTGAGTATAGTAAATAGGAAGTTCTGTAAAACTTTCTATATATTCCTTTAGTATAGTCGGTTCTATATAAACCTTTTCCTCATTTCCGTCTTCTTCATACGAATGTACGCCAGAAGTTAGGGCAATTACTGGAAATTCTACAAAATCTGCTTCATCTTTAAAATCTCCGCTTTCGAAAGACATAGCGAATTGTTTTCTTGTTTCCTTTAATGTTCCTACTGTTCCAGCGAAAGTCTTCTCTGAAATTTCTGCTTCTTTTAGCCACATCTTACACATACTTGCGGCTAATTTTTCTGGATTTTTTGAGCCCCTCTTCTTTAGTTTAGGACCAATATCCATTATACATTCTTCATATAGATAGTTTTCTTTACTCATGTTCTAGCCCCCGTTGCGTTAGCAGAGGGCTTGTTCCCTCTATTCTCGGTTCGTTTTGTTTCTTCTTTTTTATCTTGATTCTTCCCACCAGAAATATTAGCTTCCTTTGCGGTGGGTTGTAAATTAGAAATACCTTCCGGGTTAAGGCCTCTTTCTGTCCGAACTTCTCCGGGCGAAAGTACGCCTTCGGCTAAGTAAATCATATCTGTCTTAGCCTTTGTAAATGAGTCATCAATATTAATCTGCCTAAACTTAAATTTTACATCATCGCCTAATTGTGGCATAAGCTGTGAATTTAAAGATGCTTCAACAGCTTTTTGTAAATATTTCACAAAGGGTTCAAAAATAGGTCGTGCTTGGTTCGGGTTGTCCCACATAGAAATAGGAACCTTAAGAGCCATATGAATTTTCTTTAGAATATCATCTATATATTTACCGTATTCAAAAGCTCTCTGTGTGCCTTGCATTTCTTTGACTTCAATATCATTACCGTGAATAATATCTTCGCCAGGTTCTAAACCATTAAATGCATCAACAATTTCATTAATCTTATCTGGGCCATACGGCATATCTGGTAAACCACAACTAATATCGAATCTACTAGTTGCATATTTATTCAAAGCTGCACCTATATCTCTTTCCGCATAATCCTTTAAATCAACTAAATAAAGTATAGGGTGTATATCAGAAAGACCATAAGCATAATCATCAAATGTATTATTCTTAAGTTCCACTATTTCAGATTCTTCAAAACGAACATCTTCTTTGGGGCTTCCAACCTTTTGATAATAATATATTATTTGACCATTTTCGTCACGTTGAACATACATGTTCTGTGAAGAACGCAATACTAAATTATCTCCAGTCCATTCTAAATAACCAGTACCAAAAATTCTAGCATTACGTAGCCATCCATAAATAATCATATCTATGTTAATATCATCAAATAACTTAGTAATTTCATCACGCTTACTATCACTATCTGTAACAATGTCCCAACCGTCTTTGCTTGCATATAGGCAAGGTAAGTCAATTAGGGTTCTAACAATAGGGTCAGCTAAGTATACATTCATATAGGTTCTTGCGTCACCTATCTGAGATTCATACTGTTGCCCACCCTTAAATTGTTGAGAAAGCCGTAACCTTCTAATTATACCTTCACCAAAACTACGTGGGTCATCCTTCTTGAAAGGAGGATTCTTGCCCACGGTAGCAAATTGCCTTTGCCTTAAAAAAGGCACATAATCGCGGAGAGCCATTGCTATCACTACTTAATATATAAAAGCTCCTATATAAAGCTTTGGTTTAGATTCCTCGTGGTGCTTTCTTCATGATTATATTAGAACGCATCTTAGATGTTAGTATTCCACTAGTCTTATTCCACGTTCTATTCGTATCACCATAATTAGTAGGTTTATTAATAGAGACTGATGTAAAGGTTGAACTAGCTGGCAACATGGACAATGTTGCATGTATAGCTATAACACAACTATCACAAAAATCATCATGCTTAGTAGCTGGAGCAGAAATACGCTCTGTCTTATTTGCTGTGTCCATAACATATTCTAAATCAATGTGCTGCCGAAGCCATCTTTCCATTAGTCTTTTGTGGTCAGCCTGGAGTCCATTCGGATTTGGCGCCCTAACTTGTCCTTTCTGTATATAGGATGCGTAATCTCTGTAGACTTGAGTTTTGCTTCCTCTTGGTCCTCCAGTAAATATGAAGGGAAAGAAATGCATACTTCTCGCGGCGCAAGCCATACGGATATCCTGTTCAATAGCCCCACCAATACCAGTCGCATCAATAATAACCCTAGCAGCATGATAATCGTCAGCAATAGCCATAATTCGTTGTCGTTGATATGGTATATCGTGTCCTCCTGTCTTGGGAGTAATTTCTTCAAGGTATATAAGCCTTGCAATATTATGTTCATCACCCTTCTCGGTACTCCAAACACTAATAACCGTGCTATTAATAGACTTACCAATGTCAACACCAACTGTGACGTTTTCTCCGCTTTCTTGGAATTGATAGTCCTCGAAACATTCTTTGAGTTTTTCTGGATTAAAGACATTTGAAACACTCTCCACAAATTCGCACTCGTATTCTGTGCGCCAGTATATTGAATCGTCCCCCCATTCCATCATTTTAGTCAACATATCTTCTTCATTGTAAGGTGCTGAATAAGCTGCACCCTGTACAATAGCGTCTCTCCATGTAAAATGTAACTGTTCGAACGAATCTGCGTATGCATCATCATACAAATATCTATACATGTGATTTTCTTTACTCTTTGGAGTTCCCAAATTAATGAACGGTGCCTTATGTGCCATAATACATGGCTCAACATTGTCAACGAACAACTTATCGTCAATTAGTGGACTCTCATCCACAATAAGAAACGTCGGATGCTGTCCACGTATGGCTTGTCCCTGATTTGATGGAGCCAGTGGTGCTCTCCTCATAAGCGTGCCACCCTTCATACGTATATGCGGCTTATTGTGAAACTTATAATTAGCTATTAAGCTATCTAAGAAAGCATTATCAGAGAAATGTCTATATACATAATTAAAAATAAGAGCCGCCTGGTCCTCGGATGGAGCCAGAATGAATACTAAATCTCTAAAACGCTTAAAGAACATGTAAATGACTGCTGCTACTGACAGTGCAAAGCTCTTTCCGCACCCCCTAGGTGCTAAAATGGCCATCTTCCTATGCTTTTTGGGGTCTCCATCAGGATAACAAAGGGCTTTTACTATGATTTGTTCCTGCAATGGTCTCAATTTGAGAGTTCTTCGCTCATCATCTATAAGGTAAGTGTCACAAAAGCTCCTAACTAGTTGCAACATCTTCTTTTCGTCTGTACGAACACCTTCAAAAAGCTTTTCTAATGCTATTGAGTCCATAGCTCCGCGACTCATTATCGCGGATGTAAGTTTCTTGCCCTCATTCTTTACTGCTATCATCATCTTCGCCTAAATCTTCAAGGAAACCAACGAAATCTTCGGTCTTTTGTTCTACTACTGTGGGAATTTCTATATTAAGTGCACGAAACTCTGTATGAATGTCACGAACTATCTGGTTTCTCTGACGTAAAAGCTCGTTACGACCCTCTACGTCTTTGATATTTTCCATAATTTCATCCCAGAGCACATCTTCTAGACTTAAATTGCGTGCGAGCAGGTGTACAAGCTCTCTATGGCGTGCATATTCGCCTTCACCTACTCGTCCACGTAGTCTTTTAATATATGCATTCACTTTTTCTTGCATTTACATTCACTTTGCGCTATCTAAGGCACCACGTACTTCAGATTTAACCTTCTTGACTAAATCGTCGTCATGTTCGTCCCAGAATGTTAAAATAATGTTCCTGAGAACCTTATTCTTCACATGTTTCTGAGCTGCCTCTTCAAGTTTATAGAATGCTTTCTTTTGGACCTTAGTCAAATGTTTTTCTAATAGTTCCATGATTTGATTATCATATCTCTTCATGAACTTATTTAGATAAACTTGAGCTGTTGTTCTTACTACGGGTATAGTGTACACCGCATAAGCTCCTAATACAGCAACCAGCGCCAGCGCAATCGCCATAAGCGGGTCTGCTAGACTACTTCCCAATTCTTCTACTATTTCACTCATTCTTTTCTCCTGTTTGTGTTGTGTGGGGCTTTTCGGTCACATTGCTTATTAATTTGTTTGTTTTGAGCTTCCGACCTTTTAGCCCCACTATTATCTTTACGTTATACGTCTATTTAAAGCTTACTATCGCTTCTTTTTAAGCTTTCCATCTTTACTACGGTATGTACCCTTCTCACCCTTCTTTACTCTACGCTTCTTAGTCTTCTTACGCGGTACTCCGGTTTTATTATACTTGGGCATCTGTGTCGCCTTCTGCGTGAACTGCATAGTCATATGTATACCAGCAGTCGCATATAGTAGTAGGCCAATAGTATGAATAGTCTTCATAATTTGGGTCTACGCCTTCAGGTTCTCCAGCATCATTATACATTATATAACTTACTTCATAGCATTCGCAACGGAATCCCATTGCTCGCTGCTCTGGTAACGATGTACAATCACCACGTTTCTTTTCACGGTCGTATCTCTCGATATTCTCGTTTCCATCATCAACAAGGTCTTCTGCATTGTCATTATTTGTATTTATTAATGCTAGACCAGCCAATAAAACTATAACTGCTATTGTTATACTAGTTAATTTATTATCTTCTTTCTTTTTATTCGCCATTCTTGTCCTCTTCATGTTCGTGACTGAAAGTTTCCTTTCTCGTCTGCTCAATGTCACTATTCTGCTGAGCTGTCCATAGTTCTAGTACCTTATATATAATAACAAGAGCAGGTGAACCTACAATTAATAGAAC